TCCAATAGAGCCAAATAATGCTATTGAGCTTATAAATAAATTAAGGCCGCATCTTGATCCTACAAGTTGGAATAATAATATTAAAGCCATGCACAAAATATGTTCTGATTATTTGATGTATCACCCAACCCCCATCAATCCATCAGAACCGGAAGAAAGAAAGTGGAGTGATAAGGATATTGAATTGATTGGATCAGAAGAAATACGGTTTCCTAAAACTCATCAGCCATATTATTTTAAAGATGGTTTTTGGTATGGTGATGGGAGCAGGCGCACAACCGAACAATTTATGACTTACATAAAACTTAAAACCTCAAACCCATGACTGAAAACAAACAACCTGAAGGGGAATATGAATTGAATGATTTCGAGGCAAAAGTCTTAGATGAAACCTATAAAAAAAGTATCAGGAAAACCTCTAAACGGGAACAACCTGAAGGGGGAGAAAAGAGTAAAGAAGATTTTTTGCATGACGAATTTCCGCAAATTAAGCAGCAAGTAAAAGTTAATCCAGATTATATTTTGGATCAGCGAAGCCTAAGAGCCATGCAAGCCTTTGCCGATCAGGAAGTAAAGAAAGCCACGAATGATGGTAGCCTTATGCGCGAAACCAATGAGCAGCTTATAAAGGAGCAAGTGGGATATATTCTCTCACTTGAAAAGCAACTGGAAAATGCGAATAGGAAAAAGGATGGGCTTGCTGATTTTTATGCACAAAGTTTAATAGATATATCAACTCTAAAATCCCAACTCCAATCCCTTCAGGCATACAATGGTAAACTGGTAGAGGCATTGCAAAAAGCAGAATTGTTTGTTAATGCAACCATTATTGAAACAGGCTTTATGGTTAAAGTGAAAAATGACTTGCAAAAGCAAATATCCGAAGCCCTTTCCTCATTCACAGATAAAGAAATAAAACCATGACAACATTCGAAAAAATATTCTTCTGGGCAGGTATCATTGAAACTTCAGCCCTCCTGGTTCTATGGTTCTGTGTCTGGGCATTCACTAAAGGAGAAGATGAAAAGCGGCCCCAATGAAAATAGCTTTTATCACAGGGATTATATTAGCCTTCATCGGTTGCATCATAGATTATAATGACAATCTATTCCACAACGCCTATCTATACGAACACAGACCCAATTTCCAATGGTTTAAAATTCAAATTTGGATAGGAGAAACTATTGCCATCATATCTGGGTTAATACTTTATTATAAAAAACAATGCACATTGAACAACTAAAGTTTGTTATGCGGATGAAAGCCATATTCCCCCATTACTTTAAAAAGAAGCGGGTAATAGATATCGGCAGCCATGACATTAACGGCAACCTCAGATGGTTATTCCCTTCCTGTGATTATTTTGGCGTTGATATATATCCAGGTAAAAATGTAGATATAGTTTCTACAGGCCATGAACTCAAATTAACGGCACATACCGTTATAAGCTGTGAATGCCTGGAGCATGACCAATACTGGCAGGAAACAGTCTCTAATTGCATTAGGATGGCTTCAGATATGATCCTTATTACCTGCGCCAGTACAGGCAGACCGGAACACGGAACTAAAAGAACCTCAACTTGGGAAAGCCCCGCCACAACAGACTATTACCGCAACCTGACAATAATAGATATCTGGCCTTTAGTGAAAGATTTACCATATACTTATTTTAAATATAATCCCAGATCATTCGACCTTTATTTCATCGGGTTTAAACACAAGCCCATCATTAAACCCTCAATAACTAAATATATAGTTTTAGAGTTTATAGCTTTTTATCAGATGAGAATCCGGGACTTCAAAAACGCATTTAAGAAACTTTCCCTAATTTTATTGTAAACTACAACGCTATCAATGCCATTTGTCAAGGGTAAGTCTGGGAACGTTAAGGGGAGGCCTACGGGGGCTTTAAACGTCATAACTAAGACAATCCGGGAAGGAGTACTGGAAACATATCATACCCTACAATCGACTCCTGGGCACACTCTATTAGATTTCGCTATGGAGAATCCTAAAGAATTTTGGTCTGGCATTGCCGTTAAACTCATCCCTACTGAACTGAAGGCAGAAATCCAAATGCCTGAACCGATTAAAATAATCTTCACCAAAGATGCAGACTCCCAGCCCATCGGTACGAACCCAGAAAGTAACTTCGGTATTCCAGGAGAATCTGGAAGTCTATAGCCAGCATAAATACAGGGTAATAAGCAACCAGGGATCTACCCGGTCATCTAAGACCTATTCCCTTTGCCAGCTGATGATCATGATTGCCCTGCAACAAAGGAAGTCTATATCTATAGTCAGCCCTTCACTACCGCACCTAAAGAAGGGAGCCAGAAGGGACACTCTTGAAATCCTTGAAAACTTAGGTCTTTATTCCGATGCTAATTTCAACATGACAGACCAGATATATTCATTCCCCTCATCCGGATCTTATATCGAGTTCTTTGGTGCCGAAGATGCCCAGAAGGTAAGGGGGCCGGGCAGGGACATCCTTTATATCAATGAGGCTAATCTTCTTAACAGGAATATTTATACACAGCTGGCCCTTAGAACTAAAGAAACGATATTCATTGACTTCAATCCGGCTGATGACTTTAGCTGGGTATATGATATCTCAGACCACCCGGATAATAAACTTATTATATCCACTTATTTAAATAACCCTTATTTAACTAAGGAACAAATCCACGAGATAGAAAGTTTAAGGAGCCTTGACCCTAACCTGTGGAAAGTCTTCGGTCTGGGCCTTCGGGGCCATAGTTCTGAAACTATTTATACACATTGGAAACAATGCGGTGATCTGCCTATCCGCGGGGAAGTATTCTTCGGTCAGGACTTCGGCTATAATGTTGCCTCAGCCCTCGTTAAGGTCGATTACTGGGAGAACCAGGTATTTGCAGAGCAACTTATTTATGAGACAAAGCTAACCACCGCCGACCTTATAGAGCGGTATAAACAGCTAGGCATCCCATATACTTCCGAAATCTTCTGTGATAATGCGGATCCTAAGACTATTGAGGAGCTATGCAGGGCGGGCTATAATGCAAAGCCTGCCGATAAGGATGTAACGGAAGGGATCAGGAAGGTTAAATCATTGCCCCTGTATGTCAATCATAATAGTACTGATTTGATTAAAGAGATCAGGAATTATAAGTGGAAGATAGATAAGGACGGGAAGGTATTGGATGAGCCTATAAAGTTCAATGACCATCTTATGGACGCTTTAAGGTATGCGGTATTCACTAAGCTGGCTACCGGAATAAGTATTAACTGGCAACCTCATTAAAAAGCGGTTTAAAGAACAGACAGCGCAGATGGATTTATTTAAGATTCCGGAAAATAATAAGGCCCATCCGATAAATGGCACGATATTTTGACTAAATTTGTTATGCGTCTGGAATGAGTCATTTAACGTCTCATAGGTTGGGAGCACGAAACCCCGGCCAAACAGTCGCTCTTTCGTCGGCAAATATTTTCTATGTAATTAGTTAACAAGCCCTCAATTTATTTTGGGGGTTTTGTTATTTAATCCTATCTTCAACTTACTAAACATAGAAATATAATCGGGTGGTAAGTATCCCGGTGGCCTCGAAAGAAGGGAATCAACCTGAAGGGGTGGTATGGCATCTAAGGCCTTCAACAATCCACCTCAATTTACAATCACTTTAAATGATAGGTCTGGACGTAACACTATCCGCTATCAGCCTCAGCTTATACTATACTTGGCTCCTTTATACGGTAGTATGTGTTACTTCCTGACAGGGGGCAGGGGGTAACACTTTGCCTACCTATCTTTCCTTCCTTCCACCATTACCGGTAGTATATGTTTAAGCAGATAAATTGATTAATTAAAAAATAACTTACTTTTAGTAGAAATATTTAAGATTGGCTAATATCTTCAAGGCCGCAGCTTCAGCCATTAATCAATATCTAAGACCCAGATCGGCCTTCACCTCCAGACCCGCAGGATTAAGCCCTTTTATTATGGGGGCTAATGCCGTCTTCCCGCAGGCTAATATGCTCACGTTTATCCAGGCCTATGGGGAAAGTTATTCAGTACATACGATAGTGGCTATGATGGCCCGGAAATTTGGCTATATCCCAAGATACCTTTATAAGATTAACGATGAAGATAACGAGGCCATGCAGGCCAAAAGGACGCTTAACCTAAAGACTAAATTCAAAGATCATAATCTGAGGGGCCGCGACCTGAAGAAACTAATTACAAAGGCTTATGATGATGATATTGTAGACGATCCGAACCCACTGAGCCTTTCTGCACTTCTTAAACAGCCTAACCCGGAAATGGGCCAGGATAGCTATTATTCCCTTATATATACTTTCTTTAAACTTACCGGCAACGCTTTTATATGGCTGAATCGGGGCGATAATGACCTTGTAGAAGGGGATAAAAGATATGACCTTCCTATATACAATATGTGGGTACTCCCAAGTCAGTATGTCGTTATTAATGTTGATAGGGAAATTATGTTTGGGGAGATAACGGGATATACTTTCTATGATTCTGGGCAGCCGATATACCTGGCTAAAGAAGATGTCCTTCATTGGAAAACTCCTAACCCGGTATATGATTCTTATAACTTCACCCAGAAATATGGGATGAGTCCCTTACAGCCGGGATTAAAGTTATTAACACAGGATATCGCCCAGACGGAGGCGGCTGTAGCCATGTTCCAGAATGGAGGGTCAAGGGGCGTCCTTGCTAACAAGACTTTTAATAACTTATCTAAGGAACAGGTAACGCAGGCTGATAACGCTATAAATACTAAGATTAATAACAGGGCTATGCGATCTGCTGTGGCTCAATTACCCGGGGATTGGGTTTACCTGTTTATGGGCCAGTCTGCGGTAGATATGGAGCTATTGGACGCGCAGGATGCTACGTTTAACAAACTGTGTAACCTGCTAGGCTGTAACCCCCAGATATTTGGCAGTAAAGACACCACTTTTAATAATGTCGAGCAGGCAAGGAAGGATTTAATTACAAATGCTATTGCCCCCGATGCGTGTAGTTTTAAGGACGAAGAAAACAGGGTGTTGTTGAGGGCTTTCGGGTATGATAAGGCTCAGTTTGCCATAGATATAGATATCAGCGATCTTCCTGAACTGGCAGATGACATGGATAAGATTACCACCAGGGTAATGACTAACTGGACATTAACGCCAAATGAAAGAAGGGAAGAGCTGGGCTTTGATCCGCTGCCAGATCCTAATATGGATCTTATTTATGCTCCTAACAATCAAACTTTATTAGATGACCTTGCCATGCCCCCCCTCGACCCCAGCCTTAACCCTGATGGACAGGCAGTGGATGGAACAACAAATAATAACGGAACTGGACAGGCGGTTCCCAATGTACCCAAAGGACATACCGGCAATGGGCATAAAAAGGGACTGCCCCTTACAGAAGTCGATGAAATCTGGAGCAAGAGCGGCACTACGAATAAAAATGGAAAACCACTATAAGGAGAACGGTAACTTAGACCCATGGCACAAAGTGTCTACATAAGAAGACAGATGAGCCTTCAGCACCGGCTGATGGTTAAATATGTCTCGCCCGTTTATAGTGCCCTGCAAAAACAGGTGAATATAACTATCGCTTTAGTTAAGACAGAAGGTGTCGAAGCAGCCTACAGCCAGACCTTTCACGAGTATTATATCAATCCATGGATCGGGCCTGTTATCAAATCGCTTTACATAGATGCCGGTAAACAGGCAGGGGCCCGGACTACCGTTCAGAAGGCCCTGATTATACCCATCCTCGGCTTTATAAGAGAAGTAATAGACTATTTCAATCAATATATATTT